ACACATTAAAACCAATTATTGTAACATCATATGATATTAGAAATAATGAAGTTGTAATGTTTAAAAGTCGTAAATCAAATGAAGTAGGTTATGATTGTTTACTGAAAGATGTTTGTAGAGCAACATCAGCGGCACCAACTTATTTACCTTCATATGAAATGAATTATGGTGGTAAGTTAAGAACTTGTATAGATGGTGGTGTGTTTGTAAATAACCCCTCATTGGTAGGTATATCGGATGTCGTAAGAAATACTTATGGGTTTGGTGAAATTAATGTTGAGGATATCTCATTATTTTCTTTAGGTACAGGTATTTATACAGAAAACTTAGGAGTTAAAGAAACTAAGAGCTGGGGGTTAAAAGATTGGGTTAAACCAATCACCGATGTTATGTCACAAGCAACCTCAAAAGTTGTTGATTATGAGTGTAACGAGTTCTTAGACAATTATCTACGTGTTCAGGTAACAATAGATGATGAAAGTAAAAGTGATATGTCAGATTCAAGAATTGAAACGACAAATTATTTGATTAGTAGAGTAAACACTCAAGTTTTAAAGAACGTTAATAAATTAAACGAAATAAAAGAATTTTTAAAAAAGTTAGGTAATGATAGAATCAATCTTATTAGTTGATGACGAGGATTTATTCCACTTAGTATTTGAGGACGCATGTTCATTATTAGATATTAGTTTATCACTAAAATCTGTGAACAGTTCTGATGAAGCCGCAAGGATGTTTAAACAATGGTTTGATTCAGGTGACCATAAAGAAAAACCTGAATGTGTATTTGTGGATTTAAATTTAATTGGTTCAGCATTTGATGGGATTGAATTAGTTAGAAAGATAAATTTTGAATACGGTAACCACGTTGTTATTGGAATTATTTCATCATCAAATGAACCATCAGAACAAGCGAAAGCGGTACAAGCCGGAGCACAGTTTTGGTTAGTTAAATCAGATGAAATTGAACCAAGATTAGAAGAGTTCAGAACAGATTACCCAAATTTTAAAAATAGAACACAAACATTTAAAGTTTACAAATGATAAAGTTTAGTGCAAATACTAAAAAACAATTATTAGACCTTTACAAGGCCAAGAATATTGGCCTTGAAGGTAATTTATTGAAAGTAGTTGATTCTGAAGAAGATTCTGAGTTTTCTCAATACATTAAATCCTGTATTGATAAAGATAAAGAATCAAGAAAAAAACGTTTAGATATAACTAAACAAATTCAAAACAAAAATACCGAACTTGAAAATTTAAATACCGAGAATACCCGAATATTAGAAGAATTACAAATAACCTTAGAAAATGTCGAAACATCTAAGAAACAAATTGAATCTCAAAATACCGAACTATTATCTTGGAAAGATGAAAATGAGAGAATTCAATTAGAACTCCAAGAAGAAATGAAACGAACTGAATCTGCAAGAGAAGAGGCGGAGCACGCTAAAGCAAACGCACTTTCTGATTTAGATTTGTTACAGAAAAAAACCCAAACAGAATTAATGGGTAATATTGTTAAAGTAGCCTTAGGTGTTATTATGTTTGTTGCAGTTATTACAACCGCAATGTATGTATTCTCAATTGTGATGGGTAAAGAAGTTAACACAATCGGACCAGCTTGGAGTAATATGTTCGGAATCCTATTAACTAACGCATTTAGTATCGTTGGGACAATAATGGGTGTAAAATACGCAACTAAAGATAAAGATTAATCTTTCTTAACCACCTTTTTTACCGTTTTATATTTAACCTCAACTTCATATGGGTTAACCATACTTCTTTTACTATCATATTTCCAAATAGTGATATAATCTTCAAACTCGTGGACTTTTTCCCACTTCTTATGTTCTATTTTTACTTCTTTCGCCATATCTGTCAATTATTTTGTCAAATATAAGTATTTTTTTATTAAAAAACCTGACAAATTATTTTTTTTAACTGACAATTTGTCATACTTGACCTATTGGCATAGTTTTGTTATATTATCAATCAATAATAAATAAATTAATAAAAAAAGTATGAGTAAAATTATTGGAATTGACTTAGGAACTACGAATTCGTGTGTTGCCGTAATGGAAGGGAATGAACCTGTTGTAATCCCTAACAGTGAGGGAAAAAGAACAACACCATCAGTAGTTGGATTTGTTAATGAAGAAAGAAAAGTTGGTGACCCTGCTAAAAGACAATCAGTTACTAACCCAACTAATACGGTTTATTCTGTTAAACGTTTTATGGGTTCATCATTTGATGAATGTGTGAATGAAACTACAAAAGTTCCATATTCTGTAATTAAAGGGAAAAACAATTCCCCAAGAGTAAAAATTGATAATAAAGAATTTTCACCACAAGAAATTTCAGCAACTATCTTACAAAAGATGAAAAAAACTGCGGAAGATTATTTGGGGTCAACTGTAACTGAAGCGGTTATTACTGTTCCTGCTTACTTTAATGACGCACAAAGACAAGCAACAAAAGAAGCTGGTGAAATCGCAGGTTTAACTGTTAGACGTATTATCAACGAACCAACCGCTGCGGCATTGGCTTACGGTTTAGATAAGAAATCAAAAGACGCTGTTGTTGTTGTATTTGATTGCGGTGGGGGTACGCATGATGTTTCAATCCTTGAATTAGGTGACGGAGTATTTGAAGTAATGTCAACAGATGGGGACACTCACTTAGGTGGTGATGACTTCGACCAAACAATTATTGATTACTTAGTAGGAATCTTCAAAGATGAAAATGGTATTGATGTTAGTAAAGACCCAATGGCGTTACAAAGATTAAAAGAGGCTGCTGAGAAAGCGAAAATTGAGTTATCATCAACCTCATCAACAGAAATTAACTTACCTTACTTAATGCCGGTTGATGGTGTTCCAAAACACTTAGTAACTTCTTTAAGTAAATCTAAATTCGAACAATTAGTTCAACCATTAGTTGACAGAACTATTAAACCGTGTGAAAGTGCGTTGAAAAGTGCGGGTATTAAAGTAACCGATATTGATGAAGTTATTTTAGTAGGTGGAACAACAAGAATTCCAGCAATTCAGGAGGCCGTTAAAAAATTCTTTGGTAAAGAACCTTCAAAAGGTGTTAACCCTGATGAGGTAGTTGCGTTAGGTGCGGCAATCCAAGGTGGTGTATTAGCTGGTGATGTAAAAGACGTGTTATTATTAGATGTTACCCCACTTTCATTAGGTATCGAAACTATGGGAGGTGTATTCACTAAATTAATTGAATCTAACACAACAATCCCAACTAAAAAATCACAAGTATTCTCTACGGCAGTTGATAACCAACCAAGTGTTGATATCCACGTATTACAAGGGGAAAGAGCGATGGCTAAGGACAACAAAACTATTGGTAAATTCCAATTGACTGATATTCCACCATCACAAAGAGGTGTTCCGCAAATCGAAGTAACTTTTGATATTGACGCTAACGGTATCATTAATGTATCTGCGTTGGATAAAGGAACAAACAAAGTTCAATCAATTAAAATTGAAGCGTCTTCAGGATTGTCTAAAGAAGAAATTGAAAGAATGAAATCTGAAGCTGAAGCAAATGCTGAAAACGATAACAAATTACGTGAGGAGGTTGAATTAATTAATAAAGCTGACAGTGTTGTGTTCCAATCTGAAAAATCAATTAAAGATTTGGAAGATAAAATCTCAGAAACTGATAAAACAGAATTAACTGAATTGGTTTCAAGTTTAAAAGAATCTGTTGAGAAACGAGAATTAGACGTTTTGGAGTCGAAAATTGAATCAGTCAATACTAAGTTCCAATCAGTATCTCAAAACTTGTATGATGAGTCAAATGTAACTGATGAGGTGAATGATAGTGATTTTTCTGATGTGGAATTTGACGAAGTGAAATAGTCAATAGTTTTAGAAAAAATTTATCCCCAAGGTTGTTTTACTTTGGGGATTTTTTATATCTTTGAGATATGAAAACGAAAGCACCATACGAAATAACATCTAAAGCGATTAAAGGATACGACGAGTCAAAAATCGCTAAATCTGAAACTAATGATTGTGTTGTAAGAGCATTTGCGTCATCGTTTGATATTCCATATGACAAGGCGTGGAAGATTATCTCTGAGAAATTTGGTAGACAACCAAGACAAGGAACTCGTGGTACATTCGCAACACTTAACAAATTGGCGGAAGTTCGTTATACTTGTAATTACAAGAAAATTAAACCGATTGGTGGAACATACGGAGCATTACATTACGATGTTAAAGTAAAGGGTGAGGTTGTTAAAAGAAAAATGACTGTTGGGACATTCATTAAGAAATACCCTGAAGGAACATTCTTCATCATAGTTAAAGGACACGCATTCACAATCAAGAATGGTGTGGTTATCGGTAACTACGAAGACGCAATAAAATTGAGAAAAGAGATATATTTCGCATACCAAATTAAATAAATTATGAAAGTATTATTTTTAGACCACGACGGAGTTATCTGTTTGTCGAGTAATTGGGGTGGACGTTTTAAGAAAGTGGGGTTTGATAGTAACCCTGAAACACCATTGGATATCCGAATGGATAACTTTGATGTTAAGGCGGTTAAACTATTAAACAGTATTGTTGATATTACCGGTTGTGAACTTGTTATATCATCAGATTGGAAATTACAAGGGACATTAGAACAAATGAAAAAAATGTTTGTTACCCGTGGAATTAAACCACCAATTGACTACACACCTAATTTAAAGACTTTTGATGAGGGTGCGGAACATTTATTAAAAGCGACTCTTGATTTCGAGGAAATACGAGTATTAGAAATTAAAAAGTATTTGGAAGACCATCCTGAAGTAACACATTGGGTTGCGGTTGATGATATGGACTTATCTAAATTAGAAAATTTCGTTCAAACTAAACGACCATATAATGAAGGAATCAAACAATCCGGAGTTAAAGATAAAATTATTGATTTTCTAAAATAAAAAAACCCTCTTTATTGAGGGTTTTCTGTTTCATCAGTGTTTTCAGTATTGGTTGATTTTTCTTTTTGAATTTTACTAATCATCCATCCCGCAACTGCGAATTCGGCGGTAGCCCAAAGTAAAAATTCACCCATACTTAATGTCGAATGTTTTTCCAATAAGAAGAAAATCATACCCCATTGTGCGATTACAAATGCGATACCTGACTCAATTCTTTTTTTAGAAAAGTAAGATGTTCTTGCTGAATACATATTCATTAATTCAGTGAATAACCATTTAATTTTTTTCATAACTGTTTTTATTGATAAATATCAGGCATTAAAAAAGGGGGATGGTAGCGAACCTCCCCCTAGTCAGTGTTACCGAAACGGTAACGGTCCTAACTGAAAATTATTTACCTTTTAACAGGTTAAGACATTGTTTTAAATATTCTTTAGACCTAGCCGATGGTGTTAATTCATCCTCTCTACTTTGAATATTAAGAATCCTTTCAATATCTTTAACTAATTCTGTCCCGTGTTCGTGTTCTTTGTAAAGTTCAATTACTTTATCCATTGCTTTATGACAATTACCTGTAGTTTCATCATAATAATTTTTATTTCTAAATTGATTTAAGTGATTCATCATTTCGTATGACAAATGAGCACCACCATCTTTGATATCTTTGAATAATCTGATGTTATTTAAAATACCTAAAGTATCAACGATTGAATTTACACCGTTTTGTCTTTTATAAACACCTGGTGAATAACTAGCGGCGTCTTTAACACTACCAACAATATCATCTAAATTAATGACGTTGTTTGTCAAACATCTTGGTTTTTGTTCTTCATCTTGTTCACCATTAGAAACTTGTTCCATTATTTTTGTTCGAATAATTTTTCTAAGTTCTTTTTCGTCTATTATAATTCTTTTCATATGTCAATATTTTATTTTTCTTTTAATAAATATTTGAATATTTATAATTAACCATCGGTTGTGCTAAAATGAGCATAAATTTTAATTTAAAATATATGGATGATGAGAGTAGGAAACAAGACTTGGAAACAAATATTTATGGGAAATGTGGCAGTGAAATGTCTTGTCTTGGGAATGTTCTTCAATCCTTTTGGGTTCGATGCGGTTCAATATTATCTTTATACTCTAACAGGAAGTTTAATGAAAGCAAATTTAATTTTGTATGGTATTTCGGGGTTTTTCTTTGGTTTATATTTCTTCTTTCGAAATCGTTCTAAGTAAAACTTTACAGTTTTAACTCAAAACGATTCTTCATTATTTCTAACTTATCTTCAGGAACGTTATGTTGATTAACACCACCGTGTCTATTTTCAACAACCATTGAAAACACTGTGAATCCGAATTCTTTTGCCAATTCATAATAAACATCCATTTCCCATTCTTGGGTGAATGTATTAGCAACTGCGATTCTTGTTGGTGTCATTCCACCATTTGCGTTCTTCATAGATATTCTAACTTGGTTTTGACACCAAGCGTGAGCGTCCTTTAATTTAAGGGGGTTGAATTTATATTCATTACCTTCCATAAAGAACATATCAGCTTCAAAATAAACAGCACCGATAGATTTTGCTAACGTTGATTTACCCGCTCCAGGTAAACCTCTCAAGAGATATAAAATTTTTCCATTCATAAGTCAAATGTAGTGATATTTATAATATAAAACAACAAATAATGGATGTTAAAAAAATAGTTCTTGATGTATTATCAGAATCAAAGAAAAAGAATAAAAAAGATGATAGATGTGTGAGATTAGCCAAACAAAAATATGATACTTGGCCGTCAGCGTATGCTTCAGGTGCGGTTGTTAAATGTCGTCAAGGAAAAATATGGAAAGAAGAAGTTGAATCACTTGATGAAGCAACTAAAACAGATTATAGTAAAGAAAATGAGTCGGGATTACACGGATGGTTTTCAAGACAAGGTGGGAAAGGTAAATCTCAAGGTTGGGTTGATTGTAACACTTGTAGAACAGACTCAAACGGTAAAAAAACTTGTAAATCTTGTGGTAGAAGTGATGGTGAAGATAGGTCAAAATATCCGGCTTGTAGACCAACCCCATCAGCTTGTGGAACTAAAGGTAAAGGTAAAAAGTGGGGTAAAAAAACTAAAATGGGTGTGAAGGAAAATGTTAAAGTTTCAAAGGATTTACAATACCATTTAGATAACGAAATTACATTATCAGAAAACGTATTTAGAATTTATTCAGAGAAATATTTCAAATTAATTAATGAAGTTAGGTCACTTTATAATAGAGATTTAATCAGATTAAATGAAGAAGATTCTTGGATTGTTGAATCTGATTTAGGTAAAAAAGTGTTACTTGAAAATGGTGAAGAGGTTTACTTAGACGCACCAATGTATGAAGAAGAAAATGAAGATGAAAGAGAACTTAGAGAGAAATTAAATTTAGATAAAGACCACGTAGTAAAAATCATTAAAAAAATGGGGTCTATGAGATATTTTAGTATAACATTTGATGGTATTACTAAATTATTCTTAATGGGTAATGTTTATAACATTTTATTTAAAACAATTATCAGACATTTTAAAGTTACCGGTGTTCCACATTTCAAAAGATTTTTAGATTTAGATTTTGATTATTTTGTCTTTATGGATAGAAATGAACCGAATTTCTATAAGAAAGATTTAGAAAAAATGGATGTCGATGCTCGCGACCCATTTGGTAGAGATAGTTTTCTTTTTGAGTATTCCCCAATTGATAAAAGAAATTTTGATTCAACAGTATTCAAACACGAAGAATTGGAGGATTCTATTAATGAAGCATTACACCGAGGTAAGAATGTAAAAATAGGTAGTCCATTCAGAACACCGGGTGGTCCTAAGAAATTTGCGGTGTATGTTAAGACAGGTAAAGGAACAGTTAAAAAGGTGACATTTGGTGACCCCAATTTAAGAGTTAAAAACGCAAATAAAGGTCGAGCAAAATCATTTAGAGCAAGACATAAGTGTGACCAAAAGAAAGATAGAACAACGGCAGGGTATTGGTCTTGTAATGTTGGTCGATACGCTAAAAAATTGGGATTAAAATCATCAAGTAGTTGGTAATATGGAAGAAAAAATTAAATTTTTATTTGACAAAATATTAGAGAAGACTGTTAAAAATTATAATCAATATAATGACAGTCGCGTTAAAATTGAATCAACTCCGACAATTGATTTAGTTAATAAAGTTAAAACACATAGAGGTTCAAAATACGAAGTTTATGTTAAAATTCCTGAATTAAAAGTTTTTG